CGACCTTTGGAGTCAATACCTGCGATGCCTGTGCGCTTAAATGGCGGGTGCATCAAAACATCTACCGGATACCGTTGCGATTCAGGCAAAGGGGTTAATCTACCAACATCAAACCACATCGCTGTTTCCGGTTGCGGTGCCACTTTGACAGCTTGTTGGATTAGCGGAGTCATACCTGCCCCTTAAGCTCTTCAATACGAGCCGCTAACCGTTTGATTTCTTCAGCCTTGTGGACTTCTCCGGCGCGGTTGCGAATTCGGTCATCCGCAGCGCGATAAACAGCGTGACCATCTTCAGTACGGTAGCCGCAGTAAACAACACACAAGTCATCAACAAGCTGTACGGCCTTTGCAATCATTACGTCAGTAAGTTTGTCAGTCATAGCAGCTTCCTGCGCAAAGTCGTCCACCATCGGGCAACCGCGCTCCCAGCAACCTTCGTCCATGTGGGGCAGCATGGTCTGGAGTGTGGCCAGCATGTGCTGGCGCATCAGCTCTTCGCTTGTGTGGTACAGCACGCCTTGGCTAATCAGCTTGTCCAGCAGCGGCGCAAGTTGTTGGTGTGTCAGTTGACTCATTCGTCCTCCCACTCTAGTGCTTGCAGCGCTTTGAGCGCATCAGCAACTTTGTATTCATTAAATGACTGCGCTTCCCACTCCTGCTCTGTAGCGTCGTCGATGATGGTTTCCACAACGCAGGACTCAAGCGCATCGATGGCAGCTAGTATGGCTAGTTTGATGTCAGAAAGATCCATAACACCCCCACTGAAACAAGAGCAATCGCGTACAGCACAACCATAGCGGAATGAACTCGGCGTATGGTTTTTTCTTCGAAGACTTGGCGTCTAGTTTGCACGTCTTACCTCCATAAATAATTGAGTTGAAGTTACTTTCGATTCTTTATGTGGTCCCAGATGATCCACCCGATCAGGATGGCCGGGACAAACAACACCATCAGAAGCGCAAAGTCTGCATTGTTCACGCTGGCCCCGGATCGTCTTCCAATCTCATGACCACCATGCAAGCGGTGATTCGCTCGTTAACCTCCTGAATGTCTTTGGCAACGTAGCACTCGATGCTGTCTCGCGTGTTGCGGCTGACGTTGACGATGTAGCCGTTAGCCACTCGAATCACCTGTATGTTGCCGTTGAAAATTACGCTGGAGCTGTCCCCTGGGTAGTAAGGCGTCTGCGGGGGACGAATCAACATTGGGCTCTGCAACTGGTGCGTGTTGGTAGACATAGTCACCGACTGATTAGGTGGGTTGCTGAAGATCGACCCGTGGATATTTCCAAGTATGCTCATGGGTACGACTCCTGGACTTCCTCTAACTTGTGTAGGTAGTGTCGCAGCTTGTCTTCGTCGAACTCATCTTTGCGGCCGTTGCGCATTGCGTATTTGATGATGCTGCCTTTCAAGAACCCGACGAACTCTTCGTGGGTCAGGATCGATTGCATCACTACCCAGGGCTGCACGGCCATTTCCTTGTAGTGAGTACCTCCGAACTGTAGTTCGTCTGCTGTTTTATTCATAAAGATCTTTCTGGTTTGGGTTTTGCCTTTGGGGTCGAACCTGTCTTCGTCCCGTGTACGGATCAATACCGAGGGCTTCCATGATCTTGACTATGCGCGTCTCAATACGAGCAAGTCGGCTCATCAAAGTCTCTTGATTGTCTTCATTGCGGGGCAAAGATTTTTCGTAGTTCATCGTAGAGTGCCTTTGCAGTGGCTACCGGGAGAGTGTTTAGAGTAGCTTGCACGTCCATCTGAGTAACAGAGGGTGTGACTTTGGTTGTTCGCGTGTATCGCTTGCGAGGGTACGCGGCGCACGCTACGCTATACGCGTATCCGTTGGGCGTCATCGTGCGTTTGAGAACGCCTGTCTTGTGGAGTTGGGACAGCCGGGTGCTGATGTGTTGAGTGCTAGAAAACTGCTTTGCGATTTTTGAAATCGAAGACCCTGGGTTGGCCTTGATAAACTCAAACATCTGCTGCGACACGGACCTTGGCTCTTGAGAGCTGTTGGCTTGGCTGAGTGCCTGTCCAGCGTCGTCAAACGACAGTGACGACAACTTAGTGCTTAGTTCTGATTGAAGGTCGGGCATTTTGGCTCCTTTGAGTGAGTGAATTACTGGCCACGTTGCACGTTCTTGACGAGCAACCAATTATCTCCGAGCAACCGCACGGAGCGAACCCATTGGCGAATGTAGCTTCGCCTAGCGTCCTCTGTCAAGTCGTACGTGGAAAAAATATCGCGCAGTCGGCGAAGCACCTTTGTGTTCATGTAAGTCTCCTAGAACGGGGCGTCTTGGGATGGTGGTGTGTCTTGTTTTCGTCGCTGCTGCTTATTTACATACCACCTGTTGTCTTGCAAGGTGAACTTAAAAGGCCACCATGAGGCAGCCTTTCTGGGTTGCGGGTCTTGCAGCGTGCCGAGGGGTTTTGGCTTACGCATCAGGCAAACCCCATGAGTTTGGCAGCAACCGCTGCTGCGCCAACAGTATCGTCCAGCGCCTCCGAAGGATCCAGCCCAGGTTTGGCACGCTCAACTTTTCTGTCCAGCCGTTCAAGATCTTCCCTGGAGAGATACATGCGAACGCTTGGAACTAACTTGACCGCTTCGTTGAGTGACTTGCACTTGCGCAGAAATTCAAGCAGCTTGTCCGACACCTGCTCCCAGCGGTCGCAGATTTCTCTGCGGGTAATCCGCAGCCTGAAGTTTTGCTTGATCTCGGCAACTCCCGGCATACCTTGCGGCAGTGCGTTGAGTTCCTGCTCTGACAGAGTAACCTCTCCGAAGCCGTAGTAGCTGTTGGGCCGGGGTATTGAGTAGGCGTTTAGAAGTCCCTTAACGACTACGCTGTGGGAAAAATTAACACCTTGGTCGTCGCTGTACCTCACGACCACGTTGCATTCGGTTATCTCATGCAGCCAGCTCTTGGGAATTTGATCAAGCAGCGGCAGATGCTCCTTCCACAAAAACTTGTTGTACAGCTCCGAGGCATCGGCCTGAACGTGGTCACACCACCTCGGGCAGGTTTGCTCTATTTCTGCGCGAGCCATGCTTTGAATTTTGTCTTTCACGCTGTCGATCAGTCGTTGGGTCATCGCTACGTACGCCATTTGATTAGCTCCTTGTCGGTGATTGATTAAGATTCAAGGTACTTGGAGAGTACCGCCCGGATTTCTTGTCGTCGTCGATCTGGGGTGGCCGGATCCAGCCCCTCAACTGCCAGCCGAATGAGACTCTCAAACTGCTGCATCAGGTTGTCGAACTCTTCTCCTAGACTCTGGTTGGTGTCTTGCGCCATTACTCACTCCTCGATTTTGAAGTTAACGATGTCGCCGTAAGGTGGCACCACGGATGTGGAGATGCACCACACGACAGGATAGGCGGGAGTGTTAGCCGTGTCAAAGTTGGTGTAGCCGTCAGTCAAACACACAAACACCTCAGGGTTAATACCAGAGTCCTCCAGGTAACGGAAGCCTTGTTCCATGTCGGTGCCTCCCCCGGAGTAGAACTCCAGGCGCACCTCCTCATCGGCCTCAAAGACTTGATGCTTACACACCGCAGTGTCCACATACAAGACGTGGACCCGCTCGGGCTGACACTGCTCGATGATTCGAGCCATGTGGCCGTTGTAGTAATCAAGCTCGCGTTTTGAAATAGACCCAGAGACATCGACCTGGATGACTAGCTCGCCCATCTTGGCGGTTTTGCCCGTGCTTGGTAGGTAGTGGTCGGGTGCAAAGCGGCGATTGGGTCGGGCCCAGGAATAGTCTGCGCTAACGAAGCTAACCATGTAGCGCTCCAGAATCTCGTACCAGGGCGTGCCGGGGTCGATCATCTCCGCTACGATTTTGGCAATCGCTGAGGGTAGTTTGCCTTGCGCCTTGGCCGCTTGCGCTGCTTGGGCGATCTCTACGCGCAGCTCCGCGTCCAGTTGGTCGGCTTCTTCGTTGGTGAGTGCTGGGCCACGCTCGATCAGGTCGTCTCCAATGCCGCCGTTACCAGACCCCGCACCTCCAGACCCACCGCCATCGTTATCTGGCAGCTCGTTGTAGATTTGGTCAACAGTCTTGTCCTTTGAGCCGGGCATATCCACTCCGCCTTCAATGAACTGTCCGATGCGCGACTCCTTGAGCATGTCGTTGATCCAAGCATCGCCGGCAATGTTCCACTTAGCGGCCTGTCGTGCACCTCGTCTAGCGGCGTGTTGACCGATGACGTGACCGACCTCGTGAGCCAGCAAGAAGACGGCTTGGTCAACCGATAAGCTGTTAACGAAATCTGGATTGGCGTAGATGATGCCTCGTTGATCCACCGCAGCAGTCGGGATTGTGTTGTCGTAGACGATTCCGCGCTTCATGAGGATGGATGCAAAGAACGGATGCTGCGTAACCAATGAGACTTTGGCACGATCCAGGACTGTGACTTTTGTTTTCTCAGCCAACATAGTGACTCCTTAATTGATGGATTGGTTTTCAGTGGGGACGAACTTGACGGTTCCGCTACGATCCCGCGCGATTGAGCCTTTGCCATCTGCGACAGCTTCGAACGCTGCGAACATGACTTTGATGACTTTCTCACGCTTGTAGTTAGATCGCATTTCAAGCAACAGCGCAGCGATGAGCACGCCGATGATCAGCATGTAGATACCTTCCACGATTTACTCCTTAGGCAAACATTGACATCTTGGCTGCGACTTCTTCGAGCCTGCTCTTTGCCGACGCTCTTGCGTTGGCTGAGCCCTTGATGATTTCCACGCCAGCTAAATACTGTTTAGCAGTGGATTCAAGCTCGTCGATTTGCTGAAGCATCTCGGGAGTCGGGTCAATGGCCAGGGACTTAGCCGTGCGGCAGCCTTCGATGACGTTCTCAACCACGGAGTTATGGAATCGCTCGCCCTTCTGGCCTTGGTACTCGCCGAGTCGTTTGACCAGTGCGTGTAGTGGCTTGAGCATTCGGTTAATAGTGTCAGCTCGTGCCAGTTCAATGGCTTCTGCCTCAGCTCGTTCGCACGCAGCCAAGTCTTCTTCGTTGAGGTCAAACAGGAAGTGCCGTGTATCTGGCATGGGCTGGAACCGCAGCTCGATACTCATTGCTTGGCGAAAGTCGCTTGCGCTCGGATAGTCTGCGACGTTTGCCGTACTCGCACGGCCTGCGGCCTGCGCGGCTTGAGTTCGTACAGCTAAATCGTCTTGCACTAGCTGGTCGTAGTTGGGCATGTGCGAATCCAGCAGGGCTTCGAGTTTGCCTATGCGGTACTTCATCTCTTGGGTGTAGTCGAAGTAGCGTGCAGTGGGCAAGATGCGAGGGCCGGCATCGATGTGCGGCAGCGTATTGGCTTTGTGATACGAATACGCCTCGTTGAATGCCGACATGATGGTGTGCACGGGAGATCCGGGCGACTGGAACAGTTTGGTAACGGCTTTGAGGTAAGCGTCCCCATACTGCTGCTGGATGGCGTTGGTGACGTGCGTGTCCACGCGTGACAAGGACGCCTTGCGGATCGTCAACTTGACGAGCATGGCTTTGTCAGCAAGCCTAGTCTGTGGTCGTGTCATATCTTTTCCTTCAGTTATTGAGTTGAAAAAGGGCAATCGCGGTTGTTTGTGCTTCGGTGAAGCTGCCGCTTAACTTTATGGAGTCACGTTTAATTCTTTCGTCGCTATCCCTTCCTTTCAGTATAGTGATTAGGTAATCGGTGTCTGGCCACTCGTTCGACCTTGTAATTATCGCGCCGCGCGTTCCGGTCTCAGCGTTCCACAACTCAGCCAAGATGGTAACCCTGTGCGGTTGGTTGGGGGAGTACCAGTCAGATTGCGGATCCTTTGGGTATATCCAGTGGAGTTTCATCACATGAGAACCTGAGCGTGCTGCGTTGCCCACTCAACAAATGAGCGGCTAGACTGGATGGTCTTGTCGAGCTTGATGGCATCTTTGACGCACATGACGTTGAACTCCGGGGCAAGTCGGCCGAGGTATCTAGCCAGCCTGTCGAAGTTATCTTTGGTGGCTTTGCGAGACAGCGAACCCATCAGTGCGTAGATAGTTGCTGGATCGGTGGGAACCTCAGCGTGGTCGGGGTTCAAGAAGATAGACTCTGGAGCGGGCAGCGACATGTATATGCGTCGAAATCCCGTGTACTCAGCGGCTGCGCCTTCGCCGACTTCACCTGCGCAGTTGTCGAAGAACAACTCCGGCGGCAACGTGTCTGGGATGTAGCTCACGCGCTCCCACGATCTTGGCGTCGGGTTTGCGAAGCGACTCGGGTCGAAGTCAGACAGCAACCCAGGCCTAAACCGCAAGAACTGAATGAGCACCGGGTCAATGTTGTCCTCAAGCGCCCACTCAGTCCAGTCGTCGATGTTTTCTTGAAAATCGAAGCGCCGGGTGCGGTTTGCCAGTTTGCTCGTTATGCGGTTAGCGCCTGATTTGTCCTCGGTGCGGTTGCCCGTGCCAATGATGAACAACTGCTCAGTCAGCTCAAGATTACCCGCACGGCGATCGTAGATCACGCCGCACAGAGCGTTTTGCATCGGCACCGGGGCGTCTGACAGCTCCTCAAGTATGAGTGCTGCGGGGCCTGTGCCCTTGCGGATGCGATAGAACTCTTCGGGCGCAACCCACCGGGTGAACTCGCCTCGGTTGTTAGGAGTGCCAAGAACGTCAACCGGATCGCGAAGGCTGGCCGTGAACTCGACTACGTTTTCCAGCCCCAAGGATCTGGCAATATCGCGAGCGCATGCAGACTTGCCACCGCCCGGAGCGCCGAGAATAAACGGCACGATCTTGTTGCCACCTGGGGCCTTGAACTGCTCAATAATTGAGGTACGGATGTTTGAGTAACGCATGAGAAGTCATCTCCTTGATTAAATAAGTCCGGCTAGCATAGCCGCGCACACACAACAGAACAAGGCCACAAGGGCCACGTCCCACGGATCGCTGAAGTATTTCATTGAAACCTCGGAAGTCCTCGGATGAATGAGTCGCCATGGCGCTCGTGCTTTTCGATGAACGTCACGCGAATACCCGCAGCTTGCGCTGCGTTGAGAAAGGTCGCCGCGTCCACGTCCTCTTCCAGATAAGCAACCCCCTTGCCGCTGTCGATGTAGCTGTACTCGGTGATTGATCCCATGAGGTTGAGCTGCTTGAGCAAAGACAAAGAAACCTGCAACCACCCATGTCCGGGGTCGGAGTGGTAGGCCACAGTCACGGTGGTCGGACTGTCAGGGACGATCGGCGCAGCCGTGGTTGTTGCATCTGGCAAAGATAGCTCCTTGAGTTTTTCAGCGATGACTTGCAGCAAGTCGGTATCAACCTGCGGGTCTTGCATGTAGATATGAATCGCCCTGCGCAGTTCGTCCAGCGGGAACGCCGAGCCGTCTGGCAAGTTGACCATGCCGTTATTGATTGTTAGGGTTTTCACTTAGGGGCCTCCACTGTTTTGCTGCCGATGAGTTGGTAAGCCTTGAACAGTGCATCGGCGGCCTTGTTGATAAGTTTGGACACGTCTTTGTTGCGCGCCATGTATGGGTGGAACTGTAGGTACGTCTCCACTATCTCAGCCACCATGCTGGTGCGGTCAAGGGCTTCGTGAACCAGGAGTGGGTCGTTTTCGTCGGGGTAGGTCATTTGAGTTCCTCCGGTATTTCAACTTCGTCGCCAAGTTTTGATGCCACGTAGCAGCGCATGGCTGCGATCAATGGTGTGGGGCCTTGTTCTTCAGAGATGGATGAGCCTTCCACGCGAGTGGCTACCCAAACATCTGCACCTGCATCGCCCGCCCCAGGTAGATGTTCCAGTGAGATCTTCTCCCGCTCAATGATTGGCCCACCGCACTCCCACTCACGCGATGGTTCAAACAGCTCCCAATGATCGTCGCTGTCAATAAGGGCGAATCTGTCAACTACATTGGCAGCGTAGCCAAAGCACAACAGACCTTCGCACTTAGCCACCGCCCAATCCAGGGCCGCTCCGTTCAGTTCGCTCGTTTTCATTTCACCAACCCCCCTTTGGAGTTGATCCCAACTAGGTCGGCTGGGTTAGTCACTAACACGTAGTTGGATTTGTGCATGGGCACAACAGTGCGCTTGGTCTGTCGAGCGAGCAACTCGCCACATGCCATACAGGTCGGACGAAGCGAGCGACGTCGATGAGGTTCAACACGCACCGCGTAGCAGTTCGTGCAGATGGGAAGGTGATAGTCTTCAGCCATTGTTGACTCCAATGCGGGGTTATTGTTGACAGGCGAATTCAGAGTTTGTAACCTCTGCCTACGGCAGAGGCGAGGTAGGAATTTAGGAACTGCCGTATCTCCTGCTCTTCATCGACGACGTCAAGATCAAGGTCCCAAGGCTCGCAGCGGAAAACTTGCGGCTCGGATTCGTGTGTGTATGACGGTTCGATGACGCGAAAGGGCAAGGTGTGTATGATTTCCACGTGTGTACCTCCATTGATTGAGTGAAAAGGCGGGGGTAATTAGACAGGTCTAGTGGTAATTAGACAGGGCTGTCTAAATGTAAGTTGTTGATTTTGCTTGTCTAATTGGATAATTAGACAATTAGGCAGGTTTTTTAGGGGAGGGTAGGGTTTTTGAGAGTTGTGTGGTTTAGTGAACTTTGAGGGCGCGCAGCACACTCAACATCTCTAAAGTCTTCTCTCTTCTAAAATCTTGTCTAATTGTCTAATTGTCTAATTGTGGTCAGAAAGCCTATACAAATCAACAACTTAACATTTAGACAGCATTTAGGCACTGGCTAAACCTTGTCTAATTACAATCCCCATGGGGTCATGGCTGCACGCCATGACACAACCTCCCTGCGAATGGCCCTCGATTGGTACGGCTCGCTTGCGTGTGTATACGCGCAAGACCATTTGCTGGTCGAGGAGCGCCACGCCTTGGGGGGTAGACCCCCTTGCAGCCTAGCGCCTTCGCGCCCGTACCTCCTTGGGGGCATTGGTATGCCCGTTGATTGAACCTTGTGTACCCGCATGATGTCACCTTAGGCGTCAACAGTCTCGGGAGCAGCGGCGTCCTGAGCGATGCGGCGGACCAGTTCGAGCACGAAGGCTTTTTCACCCTTGAACTCTTTGCGATCGCCGTCCTTGGTGCGCACATTGGCTGCGTAGTAGGCAACGCTGGAGCAAAGGGCGATGAGCGCTTCTTTCTTGACGGGTCCGTTGGTCGGAACCAACCCAGAGACGAACGGCAGCGCAGACTTGGGGATGATGCCGCACGTCAGGATGTCGTCCACGAGGGGGCGATACTGGCCATTACTCAGCCACTTGGCATGCATAAGTTGACCTAACTGCATACGGGTGTCGCGATTGGCGAAGGCAACAGCGCGGGCTAGGGTTCCAACCTTGCCCTTGTCGTTGAGGGTTACGAGTGCGCCGTTAGTTGCGTTTTCCAGAACTGCGATTTGATTCATGGTTACCTCTGAATGATTGATTGACTAGGTAGCATGGTTCGACGTGAGCCATGCTGATAATCACCTACTTTCTGTGCTGGGTGCGTGTAGGTAAACCCCTGGGATCGTCAAAGCCACCCCAACTGCTTGCCAATGTCTTCCCACTGGTCCTAGGCTTGCGTGGACTCTTACCCGCTAAACCTTGACGCTCTCAGCCTGAGGCCCAGTGCTCCCCTACTATTGCGGCGTCGCCATCCACGCTTTGCGATATCCGTGGCGCCGGGTGTGCTAAACCCGCGAATCCCTAAATTTTTAAAGATCAAAACCGTGGCCGCCCACGCAATCCGACGTTTCCCCTGACATGAACCCGATGCGTGAGCATGGGCTCGATGCCAAGCGCCGAGGTGCGCTTCATGCCTGACCAAGCGAAGCGCCTGATCCGGTACAGTGGGCGGAGGTGTTAGACCCGCTTCCTGCATAGGGGGCGCGGGTGTTAGGTGACGGGGCCCACAGGCCCCCAGGGGGGTGGGG